CAATAGCAATTATTATTTGGATAGCAATTTATGGTTTTGCTGCCGTTGGCATTTACAATTTATTTAATTGGTTGATATGAACATACAAATACAAGACAAAAACGTTTTAAGCGTAATGGCTAAATTCAAGGAACGTTCAGAAGCAGGAATAAAGAAATACAAGACAACGTTAGAACGAACAGATTTAACAACGTTAGAATGGCTTACACACGCACAAGAAGAAGCAATGGACTTTGTTCTTTACTTGGAGCGACTAAAACACGAATACAAACAATTTAAATAAACAAAAATGGAAACAAGAAACAACACAGGTGCAATTTTTAAGAACGACAACAAAAAAGCGGAAAATCATCCTGACTACAAAGGAAAAGTAAACGTAAACGGCAAGGATATGGAAGTAGCGTTATGGTTAAAGACTTCAGCAAAAGGAGTTAAGTTTATGTCGGCTTCATTTAGTGAACCATTTGTAAAGAATGAGCCACAAATTAACGGAACTTTAAAACAACCAAGTTATGTTAATTTAGATGCGAATGACGATTTACCATTTTGATATGTACATACAAGACGAACAATTACGAATTGAAGTAAAAAACATTTTAAGGTTAAAAACACGAAACAGCATAGTAAAAGAAATACAAAGTAACGGGAGTAAATTCCACTTTTTTCAGCTTACAAACTTTCTTCAGGGCAAAGACGTTTCACTTTCAACGCTTAAAAAAATAGATTACTTCGTAAACAAATAAAATTTTTAGATTAAAAACGTAGGCGCAGACTTAATTGTTTGCGCCTTTTTCTTTACACACAACTAATTGTTAATAAATTCGTTTTGTTATTGTTGAAAAATTAATCATACATTTGCTTAATATCTAAACAATGAAATATTGGAATGGTTAACTAAAGTTGCTAAACACCATAACGAATGGGTTAAAATGGTTAATCAATTTGGCGAATACTTTTTTGCTGAAGATATAGTCCAAGAAACTTACATAATGTTAATGAAGTGGAGTAGCGAAGAAAAACTATTTAAAGACGGAAACATAAGTAAGGGGTATATGTGGTTAGCTTTAAAAAATACTTTCCTTCAGCACGTGAACAAAAACAACAAAATTAAATTTATACCTTTAGACGATGTATATAATTTAGCAGAAGAAAACAACACCGAAGAAAACGAAGCTTACAACGACTTGCTAAATAACGTAGATTTAGAATGTGATAGTTGGCACTGGTACGACAAACAATTATTTGAACTGTACAAAAACACGAATAAAAGTTTAAGACAAATAAGTAGTGAAACAAACATAAGCGTAACAAGTATATTTAACACGGTTAAGACTTGTAAAAAACGAATTAAAAATAACGTAGGAGAAGACTACCAAGATTTTATAAATAAAGATTACGAACTAATAAAAAAGAAAAAATGAAAAGTAAAGGATTAGGCGATACAATCGCAAAGATTACAGAAGTAACAGGAATAGACAAACTTGTTAAATTTATTGCAGGTGAAGACTGCGGATGTGACGAACGTAAAGAAAAGTTAAACAAACTATTTCCGTATGCAAAACCTTTGTGTTTAACAGAAGATGAGTTTAACACGTTAGACGCTTATTTTAAGCAAAACACGAACACCTTAACAAGCGATGAACAAACAAGTCTAATAGCAATAAACAACAGGGTACTAAACCAAAAATTAACCTTTAGTACGTGTTCAAGTTGTCTTCGTGATTTAGTAAGTAAGCTGCGAGTAATTTACAACGAATACAGTCCAGAACAAACAGAAGAAAATGCAAGTAACGAAGGTTAAAATAAACAGCATAAAGACGAACCCAAAAAACCCACGTTTAATTAAAGACGATAAGTTTAAAAAGTTAGTCAATTCAATAAAAGAATTTCCACAAATGTTAGAACTACGACCAATTGTAGTAGATGAAAACAATATAATTTTAGGTGGAAATATGCGACACAAAGCCTGTATTGAAGCAGGGTTAAAAGAAGTTTATATTGTACAAGCAAAAGATTTAACCGAACAACAAAAAGACGAATTTATAGTAAAAGACAACGTAGGTTTTGGCGAGTGGGATTGGGATATTTTAGCGAATGAATGGGACACGGATAAGTTAGAGAATTGGGGTTTAAGTTTGCCTGTATTTATGGACGAACCAAGTTACGAAGATTTAATAGGCGAAGAAAAAAATAAACCCGCTTCAATGAAAATAACATTTAAGACCGTTGAGCAATTACAAGAAGCCGAAAACGACATACAAGAATTAATTGATAGAAAATATAACGGAGCATTTTATTCAGTAAGTGCTGGAGAAATATGAGATTAGAAATTGCTTCAAATAAAGCCATTAAATTTGCTTGTTTAAATTTTCATTATGCAAAATCAGTACCCGTAAATACATTTGGTTATTCTGTTTTTAATAATAATAATGAATGGTGCGGAGTTGTTTTGTATGGTACGGGCGCAAATAATAATTTAGCAACTGAATATAATTTAAAACAAGGAAACGTTTTAGAACTTGTTAGAATGGCTTTAAATGGAAAACACGAAAGTACAAGCAAAGCACTTGCAATAAGTTTAAAATTAATTAAAACAAAAATACCATTATGTAAATTAATTATAAGTTATGCAGATAAAGACCAAAATCATAATGGAATAATTTACCAAGCTACAAATTTTTATTATGTAGGAACTTCAATGCAAAATACAACGGACTCAAGTTGGATAATTAAAGACAAAAGATACCACGGAAGAATTATAAGTGATTGGGTAAAAAAAAAAGGTGGATTAAATGGATTAACAAGAAAAGAATTTTTAAAAAAGTATTACGATGAAAATGCTATTGAATTTATTACTAAAGGTAAAATAAAATATATTTACGCACTTGACAAAACTTTAATACCTTTATGTAAGTCATTAAGTAAACCATACCCAAAAAATGCGCAAGAAGTTAATAAGGATAAACACGATGCAACCTGCATTGAAATAGGCGGTTCGAATCCGACCCTTGCGCTCAAATAAACAGTGAAATAACAAAGAAAATGGCAAACAAATTAGACAACTTAAAACCATTTGAACAAGGCGAAAGTGGAAACCCAAACGGACGTCCGAAAGGAAGTAGAAACCGAAGCACGATAGCACGTTTTTGGTTAGAAGTTAATCAAAAGGCAAAGAACCCAATAACAGGCGTTGAAGAAACATTAACGCAAGAAGATTTAGGAACTTTAGCAATGGTTAAAAAAATGCGAGACGGAGATGTTTCAGCATACAAAGCACTTATGGATAGTGGCTACGGTGCGCCTGTTCAACAAATAGAACAAACAAATATAGAACAACCTTTATTTCCTGATGTTAATACGGACGACTGCAATTAGTAAAATTGCAAAGTTAGACAAGCGAATAAAAATAATTCAAGGCGGTACTTCAGCGGGTAAAACTTTTGGCGTTATTCCTTTGTTAATTGACATAGCAACAAAGCACAAAAACACGGAAATAAGTATTGTAGCTGAAAGCATACCACACTTACGAAGGGGCGCATTAAAAGACTTTGTTAAAATAATGCGTTGGAGTAACAGGTTCTTTGAAGACAAGTTTAACAAAAGTTTATTAAGGTACGATTTTAAAAATGGTTCATACATTGAATTTTTTAGCGCAGACGATAGTTCAAAATTACGTGGAGCTCGTAGAGATATTCTTTATATTAACGAATGTAACAACGTAACATTTGAAAGTTACAACGAACTTGCAATAAGGACAAAAAAACGAATATACCTTGACTTTAACCCAGCAAATGAATTTTGGGTACACACGGAACTAAAAGACGAACCCGACACGGACTTTTTAATTTTAACGTACAAGGACAACGAAGCACTGGATGAACGAATAGTAACGGAAATAGAAAAGAACCGATTAAAAGCCACGACAAGCAGTTATTGGGCTAATTGGTGGCGGGTATATGGCGAAGGACTTGTTGGAATGTTAGAAGGAGTTATATTTAGTAATTGGAAACTAATTGACACCATACCAACTGAAGCACGGTTACTTGGTTACGGTTTAGACTTTGGGTATTCAAACGACCCGACAAGCATAGTTGAAGTTTACAATTACAACGGACAAAGAATACTAAACGAAATATGTTACCAAACAAGTTTATTGAATAACGACATAGCAAAGAAACTACAAAAACACGTAATAGCATACGCAGATAGTTCAGAGCCAAAAAGCATTGAAGAAATACGAAGAACAGGGCAACAAATTAAAGGAGTAACAAAGGGCGCAGATAGTGTAAACTACGGAATACAAATAATGCAGTCACAAAATTATTTAGTTACTTCACAAAGCACAAACCTAATAAAAGAATTAAGGGCGTATTGTTGGGACGCTGACAAGTCTGGTAAAACATTAAACAAACCGCAGGGCAAAAACGACCACGCAATAGATGCTGTACGTTACCACGAAATGGAAACGTTAGGGTTAAACAATACACACGGACAATATTTTATACGATGAACGATTTAGAAATTATGATGCAAGCGGTTCAGATTTACATTTACCAAAAAAAAGGTGTAAAGGTTCGTATTTATTTACGTGACATTCGAGATATTAATATGCTAAAACAAGCTTACGATTACATACAAAAAAACGAACACAACAAAAACACGAATAATTAATTATTAAGATATGAAGTTAGAAATAAACGTACCAA